ACCGCGAGACGGATATTCATTTTAAGTCTTTGGTGAGTATCGGGGGACCCGGCTCGTCTGCCAGTTTCGTAAGGGCGAATCGTTACATAGAGCCGAATTTAATATCGATTTCTGCGAAGCGCGCGCACGCGCGCGCAAAGACCAATCAATGTTCGCTTAAAGCGAACTTCAGGCCAGTCCAGAGCCAGTCAGAGTGGTGTCGGCACTCTATCAGACCAAAACGACCGGACGTGATTCACCGTAGTTAGAATCAACTTGTTAGGCAATCAAGTTAGATCAAAATTGCTGGTTCTTTCTTTCTTCTTTTGCGTGTTTTCTCTCTTTCGTTTCTTTGGGAAGCCAGGGAGTAAGAGTGGGCCAAGCCAGAGACAAACGGAAAAGCTTAAGCCCAGAAGAGTATCACCGAATGACGATGCGTCGTTCGACGAGCCAAAATCAATGAAACAGAGGAATCGCAGCAACAATCCGTGGGACCACGACGAGTCGATGAGAACGGTTTACATCGTGATCGGCGTGATCTTGGCAGTCGTGGTGGGTCTTTTAGTCTATGTCGCTCTGGTGTTATAATTGACTGAGAATCAACAAAAGGCGTTAGACTTGATCAGGGAACGCGGCGACAAGGGGACGACGGTGAGCCAAGTGGCCAGCGCACTAAAGGACGAACCGCGCGTAGCCGCCAATGTGTGTCGTCAGCTCTGGGATAAGGGCTTGGTGATTAAGAAATACACGAAGGACGTTGTGGCGAGCCCGACGAAATATTGTCGACGCCGTAAACAACGGATTGCCGTCTATTACCCGATGGGTAAGCGATGAAGCCGAAGTTCATTGGTCATTACGTGGGAGACGAAGGAGCTTGTTGGCTCCTGTGGGTAGCTCCGTCTGGCGATGCTGTAGGCATTCCATGTCATCAGCTTAACGAAGGCGAGTACGAAGAGATTACATTGTACGATCCGGTAAACGGGGTACAGTTCACCGTTTCACTACCCGACGGGTCTTGGGACGAGTTGGATGAAGGGTAGCAACAATGCCTTCTTCTTTTATGCAAGCGCTCAAAGGTTTGTTTGGTTGGCCAGGAAGCAAGCGCCCACCCGAGATAACCAAACGAGACCGAGCAGATATATCTACGGCGATGCAGCCGTTGAGTCCGGCGGACCGTTACCACGACGAGATGGGGTTCGACCAGCAGAAACGACAAGATCGGTACGATGTCTACGACGCTATGGACAATATGAGCGACGTGGCCACCGTACTAGACGCGTATGCCGAGGACTGTACACAGCTGGATCAGCAGCGCAAGAAGACGGTATGGCTCGAGGCCAAAGACCAAAAGTTGCAGGTGGCCGGCAATAAACTACTCCACGAGGTGTTGAACGTGGAGGAGTGGATCGAGGGTCTTGCACGTGACCTGGGCAAATATGGCGACGATATGGCCATGCTGTTTACCCAGCCAAACAAAGGCATTACCCATATTCTCTGGCGCGACCCGCGTGACATCGAACGCATAGAGAACAAACAAGGCATACTCGTTGGGTTCGAGGAAACGAGTAGGCTGGGTAAGTATCGGCAGAGAGTGGCAGCTAGCATCAACGCAGGTGGCGATGGTAGCGACGTTAAGCCGAGCTATGACCCGTGGGATATCTTGCATTGGCGTATTTTCCGTAAGAAACGTCTGCCGCGCCAGAAGTGGCCGAATATCTACGGTACGAGCTTGCTTGCTGGTAGTGAGCGCATTGCCAAGCAAATGAAGATCCTTGATGACCTGTTGATGATTATGCGCGTCACCAGGTCGCTCGACCGCAAAACATACTTTGTCGACGTCGGCCGTTCGCCGGTCGAGGAGGAAGTGCGCATCCTCAAGCGGTGGAAGCGGGCATTGAAGCGTAAGACCTACGTCGATCCGGCAACGGGCAGGTTTGATAGCCGGTTCGATCCGTACGCTTGGACCGAGGACGAGTTTTGGCCCGTCAAGGAGAATAGCAACAGTCGAGTCGAGACACACGAGGGGATCACTGACGTCAAGGAAGCTGCCGACGTAGAGTATTTCCGCGATAAGTTTTATGGTTCGCTTCGTGCGCCCAAAGCTTACTTCGGGTTCGAGGGCGACATCAACGCCAAGGCTACGCTTAGCTCACAGTCGCTTAAGTGGGCTCGTGCGGTGGCGAGCTTGCAACGAGCTGTGCGCAACGGGCTCAAGCGGCTCTGTCAGATCCATTTCGCTTACCTCGGTTTGCCGACCGATGAGAAGAAGTTCGAAGTGATGATGGTTCAGCCGTCGCTCGTCGAGCTTCTGGACAAGCTAGAGGCTTGGCAGCAGATCATCGACGTTGCCGAGCGGATGAGCGCAGTTGGCGAACAACTGGAGCTGAAGAAGCGTGACTGGTCGATCTACATCCTCAAGAACGTGCTTTGGTTGTCTGACCAAGAGGTCGGGAAGTTCATCCGAGGACTAGGTCGTGACGCGGAGAACGGAGACCAGGACTTTGCTAAGCCTGGGCCTGCCCAGCAGCCACAGCGACCTGGTCAACCCGTCGTAGGCCAACCTGCGCCACAGGAAGAGCCCAAGGCGCCACAGGCCGAACCACAAACGGGCCCACCTGGCGGGGGTAAGGCGTCAGCTAAGGAAAGCGAAGACAGCGGCAATGGTGTTGGTTTGGTGGAAATAGATGAGGCAATAAAGCGTGTCGTTGGTGCGTTGAGCTTAGGCGACGTCAACTAGATAATGCCCATTGCGCGTAAGGTGTCGGCTGCTTGTCGGGCGTCTCGGTCTAAATACCTTATTTAACCATGAATGCTGAAACCCCAAGGCTTGAGGAGGTTGTTCGCGAACGCTGTGCTGTATTCGGCGTGAGCGATACGATTGTGCCTCACGTGTTGGCCGAGCTTCGTCGCTTGGCTGAGTCTAAGGACTTAGCTTCAGCGACCAAGCCAACGAAGGCTAAGCAACGAACCGTCCGTGATCTCCAAAAGCAGCGGCGATTCAAAGCTTCGCAGCGCGGCCACGCTCGCGCTGCCTCTAAGGCGTTGGATAAAGAGGTCGAGTCGCTCCACAAACATCTGCTTACTCAGCTCAACAAGGTCAAAGCAGGCGATATCTCGCTCCGACGTGCGCAAGCTCGTGCGTCGATAGCGTTCAAGGAAACAGTAAAACGAGCATTTCAGCTTGGGATGAAGTCAGTCGGTTTGGTCAAGGCGACAGGCCAGCTTTACGACCTCGACAAGAATGAGAACAAGTGGGTAGCTTCGTACTTCAACGAGGAATTCGGATATTTCAAAAAGTTCTTGCGCCAAGCGAAGACTCAGAGCGATAAGCAGTTGAAATATCGGGCGGGTTTGTATGCTGCCGCCATGCGATCTGTTTACGAATCTGCTCGTGTGCTCACTGTTGGGCCTAATGTGGTGATCACTTGGGTATTGCAAAGCGATGCTCCTTGCGACGACTGCAAGCTGATTGCTCGTTACAACCCTTACACACCTGACACCCTCCCTACTACGCCGAAAGCCGGCCAGACCAGGTGCCGTGGCAACTGCTACTGCGAGCTTCGCATCGATCAGGTTTCAGCGGCCGACGTACGTAGAGCTAAACGCAAGCACCTCTCCGCCAAAACTGTCTTGCGGAAGATCAAGCAACAGCAGAAACGGCGAAAGTGATGGCATACAAACCTCGCCAGCAGCAAGATGCGGAATCTGCTGACCCGGGCAAGAAGTTGTACAGCAAGATGGTCCGGATGTTTCGCGAGGGGTACATCTCCGTCGTCGTTTACAAGAATAAGTACGCCAGAAAGACCTTCTACGATATTGTCTTCTTCCGCAAGGTGAAGGTCAACGGAAAGTCCGAATGGCGCCGAGGCGCCAACTTCAAGCCTACCGACATGCCAGACCTGGCAGTTCTTCTTCCGGAGGTGGAGGCATTCTGCGACAGTCTGCCTGACGCAAATACTTGACAGCCCCAATCGAGCTGTGGTATAACTCGTCCCTTGGTCGAGATCACAGCTAATTGCTGAAGCGCTAAATCGCTGGTTTTGCTGAGGGGCTGTTGTGGCGACACTACCTGCTGTTGGGACAGAGGAGTTTCGGCGTCTGCCTTACCAACAGCAGCTGGAGATTGCCTCCCTCCAGCTCTTCGATCCTGACGAATACGGGCGACAAATTGGCGAGGAGGAAGAAGAAGAACCTCCCTCGTTAGATTTTCCTCCGTTGCCCGAGGTAGATCTCCCTGATCTGCCGGTTTCTTTCCTCAACAATTATTGGGCTGGCTACTCAGTTAGTTATCGAACTGAGTGGTACGGCGGTAACTCGCCGTTGTTGACGCATAACATTTGCGAGCAGCGGCTGGTCAATATCTGTACCTTTACCTTTCCGCTGATCGCGTTAACGCCGCCCATCTTTTATATCATTACTTATCTCAAGCGGCATTGGTTCACTTCGTATTCGATCCTGTCTCTTACTCATGCGTGCAAGGTGTTGGTGTATCTCGATCAGGTGCTTCGAGGTCGGGATGCTCATTATCTCTTCAGTGAGTGGGAGGAAATTAAAAGGAAAGCCGATCGCGAGTTGATCGAGGAGCAGGCATTAGGTTTGTACACGCGAGCGCTTGACTGTTTGCGTGACGTGTCGTCGATAACCCAGATCAACGAGATACAAGACACGGTGGAGGACAACCGGCCACTTCTGTTCAAGATTCAGCGACAGGCGTTGGTGGTGCACCAACAAGCTCGTTGCTTGGGTGGTCGGTGGTTTTTTCCGTTGGTGCCGAGCGACCTTTATTTCGATGGTCGGTTTCATATCTATAATTGGGGATGGTTGAACGATGCTAAATAGGGCAGTGGTGATTATTTGTGATGCTTGCCTTCGCGGAGATGGTGGTGAGTGCCATACGCCAGGTTGTGTGTTCTGGATGAGCCGGGCTCCAGACATCCTGATTCGTGATAGAATATACGACGCTGGTGGGTTTGTAGAAAGGCTACACGACGGTTTGCCGCACGATTTTGTCGAGCAGTCTTCTGACAGCCCGGATTGTATAGTCTGTGGCGAAGGCCGGCAGCATTATCTTCACGGCGCATCGTACGAAGCTGAGGAGGTTGTCGACAGCGGGCTGACTAGTTGTTGGGATACCTTGGGCCCCGATACGGAAGAATGATGATTCAAGATTTTAACCGATGATTATTAAACGCGACATTGTCTTTACCATCGCTACGAACCTGGCCAAAGAGGAAAGGGACCAATTGCTAGGTTTGCTCGACGAGTTCGAGGAAGGCAGCCTTTTAGTTAAGGACTGTTTCTATACCGGGCTTATTCCGTTTCTTGAGCAGTGCGGCATGGACGTGCGTATTGTTGAGGACGTCGCTAATGTAAAGCTGGACAAGCTACCCGATGTCGACGAGTTTGCGCTGAATGGTTGTATCCTGCGCGACTACCAAGTCTCGGCCGTACGTAAAGCTGTATATTGGGGTCGTGGCATCGTTCAGGCGCCTACTGGTTCTGGCAAAACCAACATCGCTGCCGCCACGATAATGCATATGTTTGAGCGCAACTTGGCTAAGGTGGTGCTATACCTTTGTCCGCAAGGGTTCATTACCGAACAGACCGGCAGTAAGTTCAAAGAGTGGGGAATACCCGATGTTTGCGTTGTAGGCTATGGGCACAAATACAAGCCTGGCGCCAAGGTCTATGTCTGCGTTGTTGACTCTGCGTACAAACGACTAAGGGAAGAGTCGACGGACTTGGAACGCACAGACATGATTATGCTTGACGAGGCACACCACGCCAGAGCTGCCAGATGGACGTATATCTGTGAGCGTTTGCGCGCACCTCGTCGTTTGGCCTTTACTGCTACCGCGTTTGAGAACCCACAAGAATACTGCTATGACGACCTCGTGTTGCAGGGACTGACTGGTCCTATCATCTACAATATTTCGTCCAAGGCGTTACGCGATCAAGGCTATTTGGCTCAACCAGTGGTTTGCGTTACCCGGCCACATTCTGGGTCAATACCCACTTGGTCGTGGAACTCGGTGTACAAGGCGGGGATCGTCGGCAATAAAAAACGAAATTCGCTGATCGTCTCCTTGGCGAAGAGCAGCTACCAAGGCGGCAACCGGGTGATGATCTTTGTTGGCCATGTCAAGCATGGTGAGCGCATTGCGGCCGAGCTTTCCGAGAGGCAAGGTATTGAGTGTGCTTTGGTCCAAGGCAACAAGCAGGTGTCTATCTGGAAGGCATCGGGTGTTATAAAGCGACACAAGTGGTCAGTGGACGACGTTGCGGCTTACATAAACAAGCGCGACCAAGCGGTAATGCTCGCCACTACTGTACTTGATGAGGGCTTTGACGTACCTACCGTCAATGTGCTCATCATGGCTACGGCGATGAAGAAGTATCGCCGCACTATCCAGCGTGCTGGCCGAGGCATGCGGCCCAAGGAAGGAGATAACCGAGTATTTATATTCGACTTCTACGACGACAACCACGTGTTCTTGGAGAATCACAGCAAAACGCGGATGTGGACGTACGGCGTAGAGGAGTTTACGTTTGCGGAGTCGCTTGACCATATGCAGGAGATGATGGGTATCGAGTTGACTTTGGATCGTAGTTTGTTCTACAAGAAGAAGAAGAGCAAGAAGAAATGACTACAGATTTGCCATACCAAAAGGTGACGGCGTATGAGGAGTTGTTGGAAGATGTTTTAGTCCAGGTAGTCGATCATCCTGAAGACTTGGAGGTGAGAGAGGTAGAAGACCCGGACTGTTTGCGGTTTACGATAATAGCGAATAAATCTGACCATGGCAAGATCATTGGCAAAGGAGGCGCCACGGTCGGCGCCTTGCATAAGATGTTCGTGGCCATGACTCGTGGGCGGCACGTCAAGCTAGACATAAAGGAAGAGGGAAAATGAAGACTAGAGGTGGGCTTAAACGGTCGCTATTCTATAACGAACCCACCAAGCGAGTTAATATTTGTTTGCCCGAAGACCAACTAAACGCTATGGATAGCTACATAGCTAACCACCATGACTTTCGTGGTCGGTCAGAATTCATAAGCGCTGCGATTAGTATGATGATGGGCGGTAAATTCGGCGTTAAACAGGCGCGAGCTTGCCGTAAGTGTCGTAGGTCGTTGGCCGGAGATAAACATGTGTTCTGCGCCAATTGTGTGGCTGGGGTAGTTACTGACCAGAAAACGCTCTCAGCAGTGGACAGTCTTCTGAAACACAGAAAGGATGAGGATTGTGAAGATAACCCAAGTATCGGTGACGATTAGCCAGGCTATAGCCGTGGCGAAGTACGAAACGATAAAACCTTCGGTGACGTTGACGGCTGAGCTGGAAAAAGGTGATGACCCAGCCGAGTGTGTGAAGCAACTGCACAACCAAGCAACGAAGATGTGGGCGAAGAACGCGTTAACTGAGCTGGCGTGGGTTGCTGGTCGGCGAAAGAAGGACCAGATGCACGAGTTTACGGCTACAACAGGCCAAACTAGGCAGCAAGTGAAGGGACTTCTCAAATGATCACATATACGGATTTTGACTTTCCTTTCCTTCGTCAGTTGTTGGTTATGGTGGATGCTAGAATGGAACATTTGGAAGAGATCGAGATACGCGGCGCACAAGCCTATGCTGAACATTATGGCGAGGGAAAGTCGTTGCAGGAGATCGACCCCACCTTGGAGAAGTTGGTCCAGGAAGTCAGGGAGTTCATCACTGAGTCTGGTGTGCCATTGGCTAAGGCCAGATCTAAGGTGCGAAATCTGGTCGCAGCGCTCGACGAGCATAACCAGCGACTGAAGGACGCAGCCGACGAAAGAGGAGTTAGTCCCGGCCAGAACGACCCCAGGAACTTTATCGATATTCGTATCCCGTTTCCGGTGTATTCGGTTGGGTGGCGGTGAGTCGGCAGGAGACATATCGATACACCGAGGCGTTCCAGCGCCGAATAGCCGCCTTATGCCTGCGTGACGTCACTTTTCTGCGTGACTACCAGGATGTTATAGATCCGCGCTATTTTGACTATCCGTATCTCTCAACTGCCACTCGTGTTTGTTTGGATTTGGTGGAACGGCACGGGCAAGTGCCTAGCCATGCGACGTTGGTCGAGGAAATAAAGGAGTTCGCGACTTCATACAAGGTGCCGAAGGAGGAAATAGACGACATACTCTCCGAGATTGCTGATCTTTACCGAGTGAACTTGCTAGACCGAGACGCGATCAGCGAAAGGGTGATCCGGTTTGGTAAGCGCCAGGCCATGCGCGTGGCCATTATTGAGGCTACGGACCTAATAGAAGACGATGACGAGTTCGACAAAGTTACCAGACTGATCAGCGACGCTGCCGCTGTTGGGTCAAACGCGAACCAACTTGGCACTCAGCTGTTCGGTAGCTTCTATGATCTTCCTTCGATGGCAAGGGAGTCGGTTTATAACCGGGGCAAGATACCGACCAACTTCCCGATGTTCGACCGTGGGTTGCGTGGTGGGCCAGGTAGGGGTGAGGTGTGGATAGTGATGGGTATGCCTGGTATCGGTAAGTCCCAGTTGCTCACCAACTTTGGTGCGGTATGCATTGCCACTGAGGCCTTACCGGTCGTCCATATAACCATTGGTGATCTTGACGAACTGGACGTCAGTGCTAGGTACGGTGCGCGGTTGTCGCTTCTGTCGATAGACGACGTAACCGATGGTTCGGAGGAGTACCTTCGCAAGGCAGCCAAGTTAGATCGTCTTCTTGAGCGGTACCTACGCATCAAGTACTACTCGTCATATTCGATCAACCCAATAGGCGTCAGGGCTTATCTGGAAAGGCTAATTGCGGTTGATGGTGTGCGGCCGGCGATGCTCATTGTTGACTATCCAGACGAGTTTAGGCCGTACAACCACGACAACATGTACCTAAACATGGGCCGGGTGTATAGCGAGCTTGGCGCCATTGCTGCTGACTTCGATGTGCTTGTTTGGGTAGCTTCGCAAGTAAGGCGGTGGCGACCAGACAAGGACACAGACGTAATTACCATGGATAATATTGCTGATAGTTGGTTAAAAGCAGCAAAGGCCGACGGCATCGTCAGCTTCAATCAAACAAACGAGGAACACATCAACAGCAGAGCGCGTATGTGGGTTGATAAGGTGCGTCGTGGGCGGAGCAAATACGTCGTTCCGCTGTTTACGGACCTGGGAGCTTGCTACGTTCGCCAGCTTACAGCAGAGGAAATTGAACAAGAACGAGATGAAGAGGAGGACTAAATGCTGTCCAATAGAGTGGTGTTGATTACTGGCGCTATCGCGTCTGGCAAGTCGCATCTTGCCGAGAACTTGGCTCGTAGGTTTGGCATGCGGCACTTCAAGACCAGGGAGGCTATCCGCAAGCGACTCGGCGCTAACCAGAATCGTGAGCTGCTGCAGGAGCTAGGCCGTAGCTTGGATGGAGATACGAATGGCCGATGGATCGTGGAGGAAATGGAGGCCGACGTGGAGGGATGTGGTATCGGTTTCGTGATCGACGCCGTGCGTACTCCCGAGCAGGTGCGTGCCATTCGTGAGCGTTTTGCGTTGGTAACGCATATTCATCTGATTGCTCCTGACCGGATGCTTCGCGAACGGTTCAAGGTACGCAACAACTTCAATGTGATCGACACCGACTATGATAGCGCCAAGCGTTGCCCGGTTGAGCAGGCGGTCAACAAGCTCGCCGATCTGTCGGATGGCGTGATCGACACGGGTTGGTCTTCTCCTGGCCAGACCTTTGGGCGCGCGTTGATCATCATGGGTGAGGCTCCAAGCGAGCATCGTTCGGTGGACGTGTTGCTGGGCGGTCAGTATGGTAGCGAAGGCAAAGGCAATGTGGCTGCCTATGTCGCCAAGGAATACGATGTCCTTATCCGCAGTGGCGGACCAAATGCCGGCCATTCCGTCTGGGAACCCGAGGGTGTTTACGTTTTTCACCATCTACCCTCCGGTACTCGTTGTACCAAGGCCAAGATCGTGTTGGCACCCGGCGCAGTGATGTACGTACCCCGTCTGCTCGACGAGATCAAGGAGTGTGGTCTTGGTCCGGATAGGCTGTTCATCGACCCGAACGCCATGATCATCAGCGACGAGGACAAGGAGAAGGAGGCACGCGGGCTTGTGGGCGAGATAGGGTCGACTGGGCAAGGTGTTGGCCAGGCAACGGCGCGAAAGGTACTTCGTGGGTTGGACACGGTGTTGGCCGGTAATCACGACGATCTAAAGAAGTACATCACGCCTACGATGTCGGTGCTGGAGTCGGCTTACGCCGAGGGTCGTCGCGTGCTCGTCGAAGGTACTCAGGGTACTGGGCTCAGTCTTCACCATGGCCCTTTTCCTTACTGCACTAGCCGTGACTGTTCCATCAGCGGGTTATTGTCCGAGGCCGGTGTTCCTCCGTCGAGAGTCAACCGCGTGATGATGATCTGCCGTACCTATCCTATTCGTGTGCAGTCTCCTCAAGGAGGAACCAGTGGGCCAATGTTCAAGGAGATCACTATCGAGGAAATTCATGAGCGTGCAGGCATTGACCTTGCTGAGCTTCAGAAAACGGAAACCACCTCTACGACCAAGCGCAAGCGACGCATTGGCGAGTTCGACTGGGGTTTGCTCAGGCAAAGTTGTCACCTTAATGCCCCCACCGACATTGCCTTGACGTTTGTCGACTACCTGAATATCAAAAACCGGGCAGCAACGAGTTTTGATGAGTTGGACTCCACCGCCAAGCACCTGATCAAGCGCATCGAGGAACAGACCGGTGTTCCAGTCAGTCTGGTCTCTAAGGAGTTCGGGCCGAATGCGATCATCGACCGTCGGGTGTGGGCATGATATTTCCGGAGGACACTAGATTAGGTAAGGCCATTAGGTTGGCAGTAAGGCAAGGCGAAGAATATGTGGTGGCCGACGACGAAGACATCAAGGAATACGGTCAGTCTTTGCACATTGGTGGTGCGCATGCGCCTAACGGAGCTAGGGTGACCCAACTAGGTGTTCTTGTCAACAGGAAGACTACTGTTGGTGTATACCCGCTGACATGGGGCGAGTTCAAAAGGATCACTTATGGATAAGCGGGAAGAGACCGAAGAGGAACAGAGACGGCGCGAGTATTGGGAGCAGAGAGCTAGGGAGGAAGCGGCGTTGGGCGCCAAGCTTCGTAAGCTGAGGAAATTGCCACGATACGTGTTGGTTCGTCGAGTGGTAGCTAAATGGGGCACGTTCAAGAAGGAGTTCAGCGCCAGCGAGGACTACAGGATGACGCCCAAAGCTTTGGCGAACAAGGCCCTTCGGTCGTTGTTGGCTCGCGGTAGAGCGTGTAACCCGATTTATTGATGGCGTTTGTTCAGATAAACCCGTTCGCTCGAATACTGGGCGACTTTAAGACTACGGGCAAAGGCGAGCTACGCTTCAAATGCCCGTTTTGCTCAACACGTGTGGGCAAGCAGGACCAAAAATATCGGTTGTATATTAATCCTAGCTTGGTGATCGATGGTGTCGTTGGTTGGTACCACTGCATGCGATGCAAGGCTAGCGGTCCGGTTAAGCGGTTGCTTTGTGGTCAAGGCGTAGAGGACCATCGATACACAGCGGCTCGATGGAGCGAGTTTGTCAAGGAAATAAAAGGCTTCCGTCGGTTCATGCCTAGGTATGCTGTGCCTGTCGAGCTGCCAAAGGACTACATGGAAGTCATCGAAGGCAGTGAGGCTTATCAGTACTTGGCGAAGCGTGGGCTCAGCTGGCGAATCATCGAACGCTATCGGATTGGGTTCGGTACTGAAGATTTGGCCGAAATGACTAAAGAGGAGAGGAAATACTATGCGGGGGAAGGACGGGTAGTTATTCCTGACTTTGACGACTATGGCGACTGCTGCTATTGGGTAGCCCGCACATATCGCGGCCACAAGCTCAGGTATAAAAACCCGGAAGGCACGAACGCCCGGACTCAGGTATTTCATCTGTCTGCGGCTATTGCCTATACGGAAGTGGTGATCACAGAGGGGGTATTCTCTGCGATTGCTGTGGGTGACGACGCAGTAGGCACGTACGGGAAGAACATTTCTGACGCTCAAATTTCTATGTTGGTTAGGGCTAAGTTCGATAAGTATGTGGTCGCTCTGGATGGTGATGCGCGGAAAGATGCTGTGGCGTTGGCTCAAGCATTAACCGAGCGTCGGTGTTCGGTGTCGTTGGTCGAGTTCGACTATGACGAGGACCCCGACTCTTGCACTGACTTCGAGCAGCGAAGGAAAGAAGCGCTGCCATTCAGCCTACGCAACCGGGTGATTTTCACCTTGCGGGGGCAAGGACAAGGTAATGCCAAACGATTCAGAAGAGGCCGTAGTGGGTATGGAAAAGATCCGTATTGGCCTAGTCGGCGCAGAAAACGCCAACGGTGATCGTTATTATTTCACGAAGGCACGTGTGCCAGCTCAACTGGATCTTACTGATTCCGTTATCCATGCGTTTCCTTGGGAGAACGACAGCGGAGAGTTCGGGCTGGACATAACTATTCGCCGATACAACCCTGACCACAAGAAACAGCAAAGGACAAGAAAATGATCTACAGCGTAAAGAAAGTACATGTGCACCACGATCTTGTGTTGGTACAACGGGTTGACTCAACCAGAACACCGGCCGGTGTAATCATGCCGTTCCACGAGGATCGGCAAGAAAGCAACCTAGCCAAGATCATCGAAGTTGGGCCAGGTTTGCCCAACCGACCCGAAACCAAACCGCAGTGTGAGCCCGGTGAGTACTGGCTCATTGCTAGGTACATCGGTACCGTATTCCGTCTGGGCAACAAGAACGTGACCATCGTCAAGTGGGCTGACTGCCAAGCTCGCGTCGAGTTTGAGGAAGGGGCAGAGAAGTTATTGGACGAAGCACTAGACGTGCCGAGCGAGTAAAATGGGTGACTGTACGCGCTGCCGGCTGCACAAGTCGGCGACAACGGTGAAGGTCAACGCGCGAGGTGCCGAAAAGCCAATCGTCTTGTTCGTCGGCGAAGCGCCAGGACGGGATGAGGACGAACAAGGCAAGGCTTTTGTTGGCGAAGCTTGGCGTGAGCTGAAGAGCTTGATGAAACAAGCTGGCGTGGATGAGGAGTGGTGTCGTTGGACCAACGTCGTTAGGTGCGTGCCGTTGCGGAATCCGAAGAACCGGAGGAAAGGAGTACGCCCACCCGAACCAGAAGAAATAGAAGCTTGCCGGCCGTATATCGAAGCGGAAGTGTTGAGGTTGCGACCGGTGTTCATCGTGCCGTTAGGTTATACTTCTGCGAAGTTTTTCATCCCCGATGCCAAGGCGATAAGCGGCGTTCGCCGTAAGCGTTGGGTATCCGAGTTTCCATCGATAGACTTCAGATTTGGCAAGCTCCTTAAGTGGCTGAAGTCTACGGATCAGATGGGTCTGTTGCCTAAGGACACGCATACTCAGCTGCAACGCAGGAAAGCCATTGAGAGAGGGGAGAAGCATGGCTTTCCGAAGTTCAAATGCGAGGAGTTTACTGTCTGGCCGACTTTTCATCCGTCATACGTTCTGCGCGGAGGTGGCGAGGAAGCCAGGCAGTATATCCTCGAGGATTTATCATATCTGACGAAGAAGATAACTGGCGAGGACCAGGTACCTTGGGACAAATACGTTCTGCTCGACTCATTGGAGAAGATCAAAAAGGTCTACACCAAGATCAAACGAGCTTATCGCGAAGGGCATATCGACTTTGTGGCGCTCGATACTGAGACCACTGGGCTGCACAGCTTCTTGCTTCCCTACGGCGAACTGCTCTTGTTTTCGCTTTCCGATAGACCTGGGCGTGGGTACACTGTGCCGTTCAACCATCCGGAGTCGCCGTTTTGGAAGGATACGATTAGCTTACGGGCGATTATACATATGACCAACGACTTGCTGGCGACAGTGCCGTTGGTAGGGCATAACCTCAAGTTCGATATCCATTGGCTTAACCGAGTAGGCATTTTCCCCAAAAAGGTAGCAGGCGATACCTATCTTGCTCATTGGTCGCTTTACAACGACATGGGTGAGAAGAATTTGGAGACGTTGGCTACGCGATACCTCGGTATGGTCAGCCACAAAGATGAAATGGAGCAGGCGCTTCTGGATTTGCCTCCGTGGTTGCCCATCGAAGGCCAATATGAACAGCTTACCTTAGACTTGACTGACAATCTAAGTCGGCTGACCGACAAGAAGCACAACCCGTGGGCGATCGAGGTCGATGCTGATAAAGTGATTTATCGCGAACGCCACATGGGCGACTTAGACTTGTTCCTCGTGCATAGGTATTGCTGTGCTGATGCTGACAGTACTGGCCGATTACACGAAAAGCTGACCGATTTGCTGGACGAAGAGGGGCTGTTAGACCCACACGAACGAGTCACGGTGCCTGCTATTTTGCCCACTGTGGAGATGGAGCGAAGAGGAATAAAGCTCGACCTTCGTCGGTTTGAGCAGGCATACCAAGAAATGCAGCAGACCATGGACGAAGTCCAACAGTGGTTTGACCAGAGCTACGAAGATCAGGTGCGGCGCAAGCTAGAAGACATGCCAGAGGTGAAGAAAGTGCCGAAGGAGATAAAGCTGTCTTCGCCGCGCAACAAACGTGTGTGGTTGTTCGATATCCTCAAGTGCCCAGTGATCAGAACAACAGACGCAGGTGCCCCATCTGCGGACAAAGACGTCTTGAACGATATTTTGGTTAGTCTTTATGACAAACTGGATAAAGCTAAACGAGACTCAACCAAGATCGAGATAGATGAGAAGGTAAAGGCAATCAAGGAGCTTCAGCGGTATAACGCAGCCGCGAAGCTGAACAGCAGCTTTCTCAAGCCGATACCCAAATATGCTGACCTTGAGGACGTAGCGCATGCACAGTTCGGCATCAGGACGACGGATACGGGGCGATACAACTGCAAAGGCGTACCACCTTGGCATGGGATCACCCGAGGCTCCGTAACCAAGGAGTGTGTAATCCCGTTACACGATCTTGGGTTAATCTTGATTGCTGACTGGTCGCAGCAGGAATTGCGTGTTTTGGCTAACTACTGTGGCGACGAGGAGATGATAAAGGCCTTTCGGGAGGGCCGAGATATCCATACCTTGGTGACGGCTCTTTGCCAAGGTAAAGACGAGAAGAGCGTAACGAGCGTTGAGCGAAGCTCACACAAAGCGGTATCCCTCGGCGTTGCGATCGGTGGTCGTGGTGCTGCAGCTGTGGCTGGTCAGCTGGGCATTTCCAAGGCGAAAGCCCAGAAGATCATCAAGAAGTATCTAGACACATTTCCGTCTGTCCGGCGCTATCATAAACAGCAGGAGAAGCAGGCTCAGCAAGATGGCGAGGTATGGAGCGAGTGGGGCTTTCGACGCATACTAGACAAGAAGAAATACGATAAGGATGATCTCCGCCGACGCGGTATAAACAACCCCATACAGATGACCGCAGGAGACATCTGCACCAACGCGTTGACCATGGCCACGGAGCGGATAGAAGCAGACGACTTCAAGTCGAGCATTTGGGCGACAATTCATGACTCCATTTGTAGTTCTATTTATCCCGGAGAGCTGTTGGCTTATGCCTTGGTGCTCAAGGAAATCATGGAGGACTGGCCATCCGAAAATCTGGATTGGCTTAGGGTACCGTTGGCAGTGGACTTCGACGTTGGTGTTAGCTGGGGCGAGACACTTAAGATGAAGCTGCTAGGTAATGGGCTGGTGTCTATCTCCGGTAAGCCAGAACATTTTGCCAAGTTCAAGGCTGTGGTACTCAAGTGGATACCCAGACCGAAGATCGTGGAGATTGAGAGGGAAGATGAAGAGGACGACGAGGGAAACAACACGTCAACCATCAAGTCTGTCTGGCGTTTTCCCGAGCGGAGTAACTGCGAATGAGCTGCATGAGGTCGTGGCTTTGTCGCTTGGTCGGAGTAAAGAATGCGGCTGTTGTGACCGGGCTGGCGGGGTTCGTGGTGCGAGAGCGGGAGGTGCCGGTCCGATGAGGATGGGGGCGTGGATCCGCACCAGCAGTGGGGCGGTAGGCGAGGTGCTGGGTCCCGACAAAGGCGGGCTGCCAGGCTGGTTTGTGGTGCAGTGGCGTGGCGGTGTTCAAGGCTACGCTTGGGAGGGGGACGACTATGAGGTGTGGCCGTGAGTGGCATGGGATGGATACTAGCAGCAGTAGGGTTTGCTCTGTTGATAGGGTGGCTGTTAGATTAATGAGAGTAGAAGCAGACAAGAGGTTGTTTGACGAGTTTCGTTCGGTAAGCCAGAGAGTGGCGACGTTGGCAAGCATCGTCCAGAATAACCATCGGATAACCAGGACGCAGTTTGCTGAGTGGAAAAAGCAGATGTCGTTGACCAAGGACAAGCTTGATCGTTTGTCGACAAGTGTGGCTCTTCATATCGATAGGTGTAACCGATGAACGAAGACCAGTTCGACGAGTTTAGGCTGTTGGCTAGTCGGTTAGTAGTCAATCAGGAGCTAGAAAAGTCGGATCGGGTCGTAGTCAAGCGCATTGTTTATGCGCTGAGCTTGGACGACGATACTAGCCCAAAGGACCAAAACGACCGATGGGCGAAGCAGCAGCGCATCGAAGCGGCCATGGTCTATCTTGTGAGTAGATACACCGATTATGCTATCGCTGCTAAGCGCAACTTGGAGCGGGCTAAAGGCAACGAGCGGTTGACGTTGCCCGATAAGGCGGAGACCGGGCGTAAATATAATAAAGAAGATAGGGAGGCATTGCTTGGCATAAGTGAAGAAGTGAGGGATGCTGAGGATCAAAAGGATGCATCGGATGCTTTGCTTCGCGACTTGGTGAAGCTGGAGCAGATGGTGATCCGAAGAAACGATAAGATAAACGACATTTCTGTCAACGTTCGCCGACATGAAGAAGTCGACAATCAACAATAGGAGAAACCAAGTGATAGTTCATGAGGTAAATTGGGACGAGATCCACGAAGAAGCAGAGCGAGTTCGCGAGCAGGAGGATCAGAAAGGCCCACTTCGCGATATCGAGCGTTACGAATGGAAAGATGAAAACATCCATCGTTTGCTACCACCATACAGCGCCAAGGGGATATTCTTTCGCAAGTTCGGCACACATTTCCAGATCAAGCCGGATAACGAGGTCCGCGACTGTCTGTTGACGTGGCCGGATGTCTTCGACAGGTGCCCCATTTGCGATGCTATTGATCGCATCTTGAAGAAGTTGCCTAACCTCAACCTTGGTCGGCAAGAGACGTCGTGGGCTTACTATGCCAACATCATCGATCGTGACGAGGAGGATAAAGGTCCTCAGATCGTTCGATATACCCCCGGTGTACGCAACTGGTTCGTTTTGCAGTTCGACAACCGCAAGGTTGGCGACCTCTCGGATATCGAGCGCGGTTTCGACGTCACCATCACTCGGAAGGAGAAACGAGGGAAGGGTAAGAACAAAAAGCGGACCTTCATTGACTACAAGCCCGACCGTGACCCGGATCGCTCACCTCTGCATGAGAGCGATGAGATGATTGCTAAGTGGATGGGCGAAATCTTCGACCTCGACAAAATCGTCAGCCCACCCGACGATGACAAGTTGGCTGAGATTCGCAGCATGGCGAAGCAGATGGAGCGGTATTACCTCAGGAAACATGAGGACGAACACGATGACCGTAGCGAACGCAGGTCTAGTCGGCGTGACGAGGATGATGACGATGATCGTCGCGAGCGTCGCACCCGTCGGCGTGACGAGGATGATGATGATCGCAGCGAACGCAGGCGTCGGCGTGACGAGGACGAAGAAGACCGCGACGTCAAGAAGCCAAGCGACGACGAGAAGCACGAGCGCAGAGCCCGAGCGAGCAAGGCGGACGACATTGGCGACGTGAAACCGACCGATTTGCCGGCTTGCCACGCGGCGTTGGATGACCCTGAGACCCATAACGACGGGTCCGTTGGGTTCAACCATGAGTTGGAGAAGTGTTTACTCTGCGACGAGGAGTTGAGCTGCAGCAACGCCAAGCAGCAAAAGGGGAAGTAAGTGGCATTCATTCAAGAAATTCGCGATATAGCAGTTGCCATCAACAAAGACCTCAAAATGGAGGTGGCGGTTGCTGGCCCCGATCCCAACCTGTCCGACGCGGGCAAGGTTCGTATCCCGACCACCTCTTTCATTCTTAACCTGTTGCTTGGTGGTGGCGTGCCGCTTGGCCGGGTGATGGAGGTTTACGGAGACGAGAGCGTCGGTAAGTCGACCGTTGCGCAGCACATGATGGTCGGCTTTCAACAAAGCGGTGGAATTAGCGTTCTTCTTGATGCAGAAACAGGCTGGGATCGGGAACGTGCGTTGGCAATGGGGCACGACAACGACCGTCATCTCCATTTGCAGGCAGACACGGTAGAGCTTGGTGCTAAGGCTTTGTTGCGTACCGTGGACAGGTTGACTATGCCCGGCAAGTTTCCGAAGGGTATGCCTATTGGCATCTTTTGGGACACGATTAGTAGCAGCCAAACGGAGGGCGAGAAGGAAGGTGATCTATACAAGGATGGCATCGCCGATAAAGCTCGCAAGATTCGCCAGATGCTGCGTACGGTAAGCCCATTGCTACCTAAGGCTAATGCCTCTTTGGTATTTGTCAGCCAGACGATAACCACCATCAACAAGGGCAAAGGTCGAGGTGGTGGTGATGGGTCGCGTAAGATTGCTGCGTCTGGCGGTAATGCTCTCCGTTTCTGGGCGTCTAAGCGGTTGAAGATTTGGCGCAACAAACGGTGGGACTATCCGGAGTCGCACAGTGGGATTTTGGTAACTGTGCTGAGCAAAAAGGACAAGATGCAAGCGCCCAATTACACGGTCGACTTGCCTCTAATGTACGATTCTGGCATCCATCCTGGATACGAGCTTGTGGTTTACCTACTAGACAACTCCCGATACGTCAATATGGATGCCGGGCAGGTCGTTGTTCCAGACTATCCGGAGCCTGGGGAGCAGGTCCAGTTTTGGATGAAACAGCTACCCAAGGTGATGGATAAGTATCCAGATCTTCTGGAATACCTTTCCAACTGTGCCGAGGCCTCGTGGCCACCAACGCAGGATGACTAGAATGTTGTTGTGGTTTTTGCTTAGCTTATCGAGTGAATATCGAGTAGAAGTCGGTGCGGCGACAATTTACTATCCAGGAGACGGGAACTGTGGCACTCATAAAGCTGATGGAACTAGATTCACTAAGAAAGACAATCACATCGCTCACCGTAGACTTCCTCTTGGTACCCCCGGTTTTGTGTGTAATATTCGCACAGGAGCTTGTGTCCGAACTGTTGTTTCGGACCGTGGACCTTGGGGCGCGGTTATTCCTTGTCGAAGGTACAAAGGCCCCTCGAAGGGGGGCATCGGCACTCCCAAGAGACACAAGTGGGGTCGGGTCTGTTTCTGGTGGCAGGCACAGATCAAGCTCCAACCCGGGTGGAAACGGCGCGGGAAGTTCGACCTTACTAGACTAGTAGCCAGAGCCATCGGGCACAAAGCGTTTGATCGAGTTGTGTTCTTCTATTCGAGAGTGTGCGAATTATCGATCCCGGTTGGAGAAAACACGAACGCAGGGCAGGGCTATGAGAACACTAGTCGTTGACGGCAATCATCTACTCCATCGTAATATGCGAGTACCCGAGACGGCCGACCTTGAGAGTCACCAGGGTAAACCAACCGGAGGTCTCTTTGGCACCTTGCGCAGCATTAATGCTGCGCTACATACCTTCCGAGCCAAGCAATGCGTCGTTATCTATGACGGGGGTGTCTCGAAGCGTCGCCGTAAGGAGTATCCGCCTTACAAAGGGAACCGTTATCGCGATAAAGACGACCCACTTTACGAGGAACTTGACGACAAGACAAAGGAGTTCAAGGAGAAATTCAACTATCAGCGGTCTTGTCTTCTTTACTTGTTGCCGAAGCTTGGCGTGCATGCTTGGCGATTTGATGGTTGGGAAGCTGACGACGTTATCGCTGCACTATGCGACTACTTCGAGCACGAAGAAAGAATGGCACATGCGGTTTATGTTGTCTCTGACGATAAGGACATGCTGCAGCTGGTTCGTGAAAATGATGATGCTATTGTCAAGGTGGTTAGGGCTATAGCGAAGCAAGTCGTCGACGTAGACAACTTCGAGCAGATCTTCGATAGAAACCAACAGGAGTTCGAGCTTCGCCGCATTGTTTCGGGTGACCCAGGCAACGACAATATTCCTGGCATTCCTGGTGTCGGGAAGAAGACGATAGAGGAGATATTCGAAATAGGCCATGGATGTCTGCCTTATGAGTATCCGTTCACCGAGCTGTTCGAGTTTTGCGACGGTAGTAGTAACAAACGCGTTCAGCGAGTGGCCAACAACATGGAAATCGTTTGGCGAAACCATGAGCTGATGTTTCTTCCGTTGGAGGACTGGGGTCCGTTAATGCCGGTGTTTGACGACAAGCTGTCGGTGAAACCAGATATAGACTTGTCGGCTGTGAAGAGCTTGCTCACCAAACTCGATATCTTTTCCATACTTAAAGACCTTCACACGTGGGTTGTCCCCTTTCAACGGCTGGTGCGATGATAAACTGGTTTGCAGGAAAGAGGGTGGCGGTAGTCGGGTCTCGTGGGTGGCCAGATTTGAGGCTGGTGAGCGAGTTCGTTGGTTGTTGGCTGGTTAAGGCTGAGAAGTTGATCAGTGGCGCTGCCGATGGCGTGGACAGAACAGCGGCATATGCTGCGCGAACCAAGGGCATTCCGGTGGTGGAGCACGCCGTTGAGGAGGTGCCGGGCAACATAGCTAATCCGGAGAAGTTCAGGAACACTACCATCGTCAACGAGGCTCAGGTCGTTGTTGCGTTTTGGCACAAACGATCCGGTGGAACAAAGGACGTCATAGATAAGGCTAGGTTGTATGGGAAGCCGTTGATAGTTGTGGAGTTACCATGAAGCGGTTGTTTATATTCTCTGACCCCCACATCACGCCCAAGGCTGAGTTCAGTAAACCGACCAGCGATGGTCTGTCTGACTACCTCCATCAGGTGGAGCGGTCTTTCGATTGGCTCACTGACCAAATCTGCAAGAACAGGCCTAAGGTCGTAGCTTGTCTGGGTGACCTGTTCGAGTCTACGGGTCATGTTGAAACCATCTCGTTGAAGTTGGCTACCGAACTCATCGTATATATGAAGAGAGTGTGCAACGACTTTGGCGCCAAGCTGATTTTCTTGACGGGGAATCATGACACTTACTCCGAAGAACATCGTATCCATATACTAGAGTTTTTGCGCCCGATCGTCGACAAAGTCATCGACAAGCCGATGCTGTTGTGGGGTTGGCTGTATTGCATCCCATGGGCGAGCGATATCAAGGGTATTAAGGTGCCCGAAGAGGCTGAGGTGTGTCTCACCCACTTGGACGTGTTTGGCGGGATAATGGACAGCGGGAGGGTGTGCGATTTTGGTGTAACTCCGGATCAATTCCCTTGTTTGACGTTCAATGGCCACCAACACGCGCCAAAAACCCTAGCTGGGCATTTCTTCAATGTTGGTGCTATCCTATCTCGTTCGTTCCGTGACAGCCAGAATGGTGCTACTTCGCCTAGAGGCGCCGTTCTTGCCGAGGTGGAACAGGATGGCTACTTTGAAGTGACTAGGCTGGTCAACCCGCATGAAAGACCGTTTTCCACCGTAGAAATCTTGAACGAAGATGACGCAGAGTATTGGCAGGAGACGCCTGACGGTTACGAGAACGCTTACGTTCGGGTGAAATGCACTAGCAAGACGCGCGAGGTTGCCGAGCTTGTCGCTTGTCTGGCTGCTGGCGCACGCATCGAAGAGATTCCGGACAAGAAGCTATCCGATGATATGCCGGCAATAGACGAGTCGTTCTCGCCGGAAGAGAACTTTCGCAAAGCTGTCGACGAGGTGATGCTATTCGACAGTGAGGGCGACAGAGAACGCATTCTCGAGTATGGGCTCCACATCATCGACAAGTGTAAAAGCAAAGCAGATACGCACGCTGCATCCATCGAGTTCGACGAGGTAGAGATCGTCAACTTCCAGAGCATACGTAAGGACACCATCAACTTGGCCAACCGTGGCTTGGTGGCGATAATGGGCAACAACGGTGTCGGCAAGTCGACTATCGTTGAGGCTATCTTCTGGGCGTTGACCGGTGTTTCGCTTCGAGAGTACACGGGCGACGACGTGATTCATTGGGGAAACAAGTCCTGCCACGTCAAGCTTTCATTCTTCGTGAACCACAAGCCTTATCTCGTGATGCGTAGTCGCCACCCGAACAAGGTGAGGTTGTGGGCAGGCGAGGAGGAGATCAGTTGCCGTGTCAGCCGCGATACTGATGATCTTATTAGAAACCTTATCGGGCGAAGCAAAGCGGTATTGCAGCACAGTGTGTTCCTCACGTCTGACTTGCAAACTAGGTTCACAGCTCTGCGTTATCCAGATCGTATCAAACTCGTGGAGCAAATAACTGGCGCCGAGATCTATGGCGAAATCTATTCCGAGGTCGTCTCACTGTTGAAGTCGGCTAGCCAAGTGATGGACAAGCTCACTGGCGAGCGCGCGCAAGCTGCGAACAACGTGACCAAGCTGAACGAACGCAGCAAACAAGTAACCGGCGAGATAGTCGAGGCCATGCGCAACCAAAAGCAGGGTATGGCCGAATTAAAGCTGAGGCTGGCTAGCCTGGTCGACAGACGCGGCGTACTATCCGTAGAAATCGAACAAGTGGAGAAGTTCGAGCAGGCTAACGAGTTAGCTTTTGGCGAGATGGCAGCCAAGGTTGACGAAGCAGCTCGGTCCGCATCTGCGCTA